CTCAATTCGCTGGATTCATCAGCTACCCGAAAGGGAGAGAGATCGTCCGAACCAGGCTGACGGAGGTGCCAATGTTGAGCAGCGGGGTTAGACCCGTGTTCCATGACATCGTTGTCGCCTGGACTCTTTGGCTGCTAAACCATAAGGCAGACAATCTTGAAAGTCATGCTCTTGGGCGAGTGAGCGTTACGGTATCTGCCGCTAGAGGCATTGATTACACTGTGATGAACACGTTTGAGCCCGGGGAGGCTTGGGAAACCCGCCGAAAGACCGCTCTGGCCGCAGAGCGTTCGTTGACAGCGGAGGAAACTGAGCGTTCTCTAGTCCATGTGGCCGTTGCTGGTGCTTTCGAGTGCCATGCATACACAGCGACTCAATGGAGTGAGGCACGGGCAATGGCACGCCTGGGCCCAACTGACTGTAAAGACGCCTGGAATGTTCGCAATGCGGCCGACCGACTTTTCCTGCTCAACACCGTGGCGGGGATTTCAGGTGTGGACGTTGCGACGCGTCAGAAGTTCTTGGTCTGGACCTATGGTCACCTGGAGTACGTTCCTGAGTCTATTAGGAGCGCGCAATCTCTGGGAGACCCGTGGATGGGGACCGTCCTTGCGCCCATGGATACGTGGGCCAACGAACAGCAAGGAATATGGGCCAGAATTATTTCGCAGATGGGCGGGCCTGAGCGGACGGTTAGCGTGATCCTTATGAGGTCGATACGCGAATTCGTTGACTTGTGCTTGATCCACATGGGAGGGGAAGGCGACCTCCTGCCTGACGGTAACGATGAGACGCTCGAGCGCATGGGCACGCCACGCCAGCGCGAGTCTATCGTTAGGTCCATCCTTGACGAGTACAAGGGGGACCACGTCATGCGGCCGTTCGTGAAGATGGAGAATAGGGGTGATGATGGGCGCATGGTGAGCCCATACGCGGGGCCTGGAAAGGCACCGTACAGCGCCCTTGTTCACGCACTCATGGACAAGGCCATTACGAAATTGCCGTTTGTTCTTTGCGGGCGATCCCCGCAGGAAGTCGAGGCCAAGGTCGTGTCGATCTGTGCTAACGCACATGATTTGCGCGTCGTTGAAGGCGACGTCATAAGGATGGACGGTAATGTACACATGCCTCAGCGCCTCGTTTGGCAGGGCTTGAGTGTGCAATTCGAGATCGCGGCGCAACTGATGTTCCTAGAGGAGCACAGGAACACCATCGGCTTGGAGAGCAAATCAAGCAAAGGGGTCAGGTTCTGCGGAGGGGTTGCGATTCCCTCCGGAGTGCCTGACACCACCGGCAACAATACGATGGGCAACGGGGCTTCGTTATACCATGCCAAGCGTCTGGAGGGGTTCAGTCCCCTCGAAGCTTGGAATTGGATCTGCAACTGCGTCGTCGTCTCGGGCGATGACAGCCTTGCATCTCAGATGTCGCCAGAGTCCATGGGGGTGGGCATAGCCTCCTTCGGACAAAAACCCAAGGTAAAGGGGCGGCATGACGAGAACTTTGTGTTGCTTGGTCGCATGTATGGGACCGTCTCCAGTGTTGCTACTGGCATTACGACAAACTGCCAAGACCCCACGCGGGTTTACGACAGGCTGACGTTGTGCATTGGCAAGCTCTACGACGTACCCGTCAAGCGCCGGCGCTACTTCGACAAAGCATG